AATGGAACGATTAAAAAAATATAAAACGATTCTTATTGATCCCCCATGGGAACAAACCATGTCAGGGCAGTATAAAACATCTCGAAACTCTCGGCCAAAATCCTTATCGTATCCAACCATGAATTTGGATGAAATTAAAGCTCTTCCGATTTCTGAAATATCTGATATCGGTTGCCATTTATGGCTTTGGACAACGAACGAATTTTTACATGAAGGCTTTCATTGTCTTGAAAAATGGGGTTTCAAATATCTTGCGCCGATACACTGGAAAAAGCATTCTGGATTGGGGAATTGGTTTGTTCATCTTACACAGACATGCCTTTTCGCATATTATAAGAAATGTGAATTCAACCGAGGCCGTTATGAGCCAAATTATTTAGAGACAAACGTTAATTTAAAACACAGCAGAAAACCGGCTGAAATGTATGAATTGATTGAAAAAATAAGTGATCCGCCAAGAATTGAACTTTTTGCCAGGACTTTCAGCCCTATGTTTTCTAAACGGCCAGGGTGGAATACATGGGGAAATGAGGCTTAAAAAATCATAGTAAAAAAGGGGGAACTGCTTTGACTACTGAACAACGGAATCTCATCGAATGGGCACGGGGCATAAAGCACGATATCGCAAACGAGGCCAAGGTCCTGGAAATTTTCCGGATCACAAGTCCGGAACAGGTCGAAGCCAAAAGGGCGGAGCTCGTCGAGGCCTGTGATATCATAGAAAAGGGCCTCAAAGTCTTGCGTGACTTTATCGAGAAATAATATGGAAAAAAACAATGTCAGAATTGAATATATGGAAATGGGTAAGCTGAAACCGACCCCAGATAATCCAAAACTGCATAATGAAAAAACAATCCACGAATCAGTGGATAGATTCGGGTACGTTTCACCGATATTAATTGATGAAAAGTCGGGTTATGTTATCGCAGGACATGGAAGGATAAGTGTTTTAAAGGCAAAGAAAAATTCAGGAAATGATCCCCCAAAAAATATATTTAAAAACGAGGATGGGGAATGGCTTATTCCGGTAATTCGCGGCGTGTCGTTTAAAAATAAAAAAGAGGCTGACGCTTTTTTGATAGCGGACAACAGGCTCACAGAGCTCGGCGGGTGGGATGATGATCAGCTTTTAAAAATGCTCAATGAACTTGATGATTTTTCAGGTATCGGGTTTGACGAAAAATCAATAGAAATTCCTGAGATAACTGATATTGATTTTAATCAGAAAATATCATTCGAGGATGACGTTTGCAGAATAATTATTTTCGCACCCTTGAAATTTTTGGATGAAATAAAGGTTGACGTTGATGCTTTAAAGGAAAAACATCCAAGCATAATCATACAGGTGAAAGATGGAATTTAAAATAGGGACCACGACCATTCACAAAAGTGTTCACACTCTGGGTTTAGAGGTTATACAAAAAACACTAAAAAAGGCCGGATATGATCCCGTGTCCGTTGATTATCGGTCTGCTAAAGAATGTGATGTTCTGCTTGTCTCACTGTATTGGGTGGATCAGGTTCTTGAATACCCAAAATGGCTTATAAAATCAAAGATAGACCCATCAAAAAAAGGCCCATTATAATCATAGGCGGATCCATGACGCTTAATCCGTATCCGCTTGAAGGGATGTTTCATTATGTTGTGCTTGGTGACGGTGAAAACGTGATCGTGGATCTTGTGAAAGCGATAGAGAAAAAAAATTATGATTTTGAGCATCCCAGTGTTTTGAAAAACGCGAAAGATAGAGGACAAACAGCGGTCGCAAGTTCCCTACCGATGGAGCATTATATTGAAGAAAGAACAAATAAAATAACTAGGATAGAGATCGCAAGAGGGTGCAAGGCAAGCTGTGCATTTTGTCAGATATCCAAAGTAAAGCCATATCGTGAGATTCCGCCAGTGGTATTAAAAAATTTGATCGCAACGGCGCCAACTAAAAATATAGCGCTATTCAGTCCTGACAGAGGATCTTATTCACAATATGAAAAAATAGAAGAGTGGTGCAAGAAATACGGGAAAAGAAATATAGGAACTGACATAAGATTGAGGTCCATAGAAAAAACAAGCATCGCTTCAAATATAAGATTCGGAATCGAAGGATTTTCAGAGCGGGAACGAAAACTTGTCAACAAACCGTACACGAATGCAGGCATTGTGAACGCCATTAAGCATATAGTCGAAAAAGTTCAAACACCCAAAGGAAAGGCAATAACAGTAATCACATGGTATATGATCATTGGGCTCCCAGGGCAAACGCAAGATGATTATGCGGAATTCAGAGATTTATTATTAGAGATCGGAAGTAAGGTGAAACCGCAAAAAAAATTCACTATATTTTTAACACTGAATGATTTTTTACCCATGCCTCATACCAAAATGGAAAACGACATAAAGGAGGTTTTCGAGGACCATTACTCCGAGTGGATGAAGTACAAGCCAAACCTGGAAAACATAACAATTGCTCAGCATGGAGGATCACAGTCTCCATCGATGCGGCTTGCTAGATTGCTGGTTTCAAGGGGCGGTGAAAACTCAAATAAGGCCTTGTTCAATTTGGCGACAAACCCGGCTTATGCGAGGCTCATGAAAGAAAGGGGTTTACAACCGGGTAAAAAAATGATAGCGCTATTTAGGAGATGTGGGGTTGACACGGAACCACTGATAAATGGCTATGGAAATCGAACCCCATGGGATACCATAAGAATCTGCGAACGATGAAGGGTGACATTGAATATAGGCGGCATTTTGTCGAGAGTGCTTATATCAGGGGCATGACACAGCGAGAGATTACGAAGGCCCTTGAGGAGCGCGGCTTCATCAATAAACGAACCGGGAAACCCTACAGCCTCAACTCAACCCACAAAGACATAAAAATCATTCGGGAACGTTGGCGGGAGGATCTAAGTAAATCGCGGGATGATAGAATCGCGGAGATCCTACCACGACTAAAGGCGCTCCAAAGGGAAGGATGGAAAAACGGCAATCATAACCTTGTGCGTAAGGTGATCAAGGATATCCGGGACCTTATGGGCCTGGATGCCCCGAAGCGCACCGAGCTTGATATCAGCATCAAAAAGGATTTCGTGAATGCAATCCTTAGCATCCTGCCCGACGATTACTCCAAGCAGGTTCGCCAAGCACTTGGCAACCTTCTTAAATCCTGACGAGATCGCAGAAATAGCGACCTTTCGGGATTATCTGTCTATCTATCCCCAAAAACCAATTGAATTTATTGAGGATGAACTGAAAGGGGTCCTGTATGATGATTTGCAGGAACTCTGCCGGTCCGTCCGGGATCATGTCATCACCATCGCACAGTCTGCGAACGCTGTTGGGAAAACGTGGGTAGGCGCCAGGATTGCGGCATGGTTCTATAAGTCGATGCCGTGGGCGCAGGTCTACACGACCGCTGCACCGCCAGAGGAAAATCTCAAGCGGCTGTTGTGGGGTGAGCTTGGGTTTCTTTTCAATGATCTTAAATCAGAGGTTTTTGCCGATGACACATTGACCACAATGCAGATTGAGAGGTCAAACAAAAAGTCCTTCATTGCCGGGGTGACGATCCCGTCAAGCGGTACAGAGACCGAACGGGAAGCCAAATTTTCAGGGAAGCATGCGCCGGCCCTTTTGTTCATCGTGGATGAGGGGGACGCGGTGCCGGAGGCCGTCTACAAGGGTATTGAATCCTGTATGTCAGGCGGTTTTATCCGGCTCTTGATCATGCTCAACCCCAGGGCGGAGGCCGGGACACCTTTCCGATACTCGAAGGACGGCCGGGCTCATGTAGTCCGGCTTTCTGCTTTGAATCATCCGAACGTCACGACCGGGGAGAATAAGATTCCCGGCGCAGTCACCCGCGAGATTACGGTCCGCCGGATCAACGCATGGACCAGGCCGGCGCGGCCCGGTGAACGGGTGCCGGAGGATTCGCGGTTTGATGTGCCTGATTTCCTGATCGGGTCCGTCGCGACCGATAACAACGGGGGGGTTTATCCTCCTTTGCCCGCCGGGGCCCGGCGGATCCTTGACCAGGCTTTTTCGTATATGGTGCTCGGTGAATATCCGGCCCAGGGCTCGAACCAATTGATCTCAAAAGAGTGGATCGCCAGGGCCCGGGCTCGATATGATGCCTATGTGGCGCAGTATGGCGAGGTCCCGCCGGTCGGGATCCGGGCAAAGGCCGGACTCGATGTGGCGGATGAGGGCGATGACTCGAATGCCGCATGTTTCCGGTATGGCGGATTTGTGGCGCCCATTCAGACATGGGGCGGGGTTGATCCGATCATGACCGGCGATTTCTTTTGTGACCTCATTGATGACGGCGAGCCCTTGCAGGAGGATGGCCGGCATAAGATCGATATGGTCAATGTGGACGGAATCGGCGTCGGGTCCGGGACCTCTGCATATCTCGGCCGTCTGAATGTTCAGGCGAACAAATGCATGGTATCCGAAGCGCCGACGGTTGAGATCGAGCAGGGAAAATTCGGGTGTCTCAGGGATCAATTATGGTGGTTGTGCCGAGAGTGGTTGAGGACAGACACCGGCGCCATGTTGCCGCCCGATGAGGACTTGCTCGAAGAGCTCACGATTCCGACCTATGGAATTAAAAACGGAAAACTCAAGATCATGGACAAGGACACGATGAAAAAGTCTCTCAAGCGGTCACCGGATAAGGGCGATGCTTTGTGTCTGACGTTCTACGATGACGGCGGGATTCAATTCTTTTGAAAGGCGAGCCAATAATGAGACGACAACGCGCCTTGACAGTCCAACCTAAAGCCGGACCGATCACACGGCTCAAGGCTTATCTTACAGAGGCGGTCATCCGGGCCGCTTTAATGCGTAAACAGCCGGGCCTGGGGCGATGGATCACCCTCGTCAGTAATATGTCTGATTTCACGGCCCTCGGGTCGGTCCTGGATCAACTTGGCTCATACAAGAATCACGTCTATAAGTGCGTAAACGTCATCAAAAACCGGATCCAGACCGTTCCGTTTTATCTGGAATATGAACGTGGAAACGAGGTCGCAAGGGTTGAGCAACACCCGTTTTATGAGCTCATCCGCCGCCCCAATCCCATTTGGACATGGCGAAACCTGATTGAGTTCGTCCAGATTCAGATTGACCTTTGCGGGCGGGCATTCTGGCGGTTGAAGCTCAATGCAGCGGGTCGACCGGTAGAGATTTGGCCCATGGTGCCGAGCAATTTCAAGAGGATCTTACCGGCTGAGGACGGCAGCATTATCGGGTATTATGAGTTTTTCGTCCATCAACAGGACGGGACGGCCGAAAAAAAACTTTATCCGGCCGAGAAGATCGTTGATTTCCGGTATCCGCACCCGACGCTTTTGCTTGAGGGCGCGAGCCCGATTCAGGCGGCGGCCTATGCCTATGACACGGATCTTGCTATCCGGGTTTATCAGCGGTCATTCTTTCACAACAACGCCCGACCGGATATTCTGCTTTCCTCAGAACAGCAAATAACCGAGGCGGACGCTGATCGAATCCGGGCGCTCTGGAAAAAGAAATTTCAGGGTGCCGGGAAAGATCACTTTGAACCGGCCGTTCTGGGAAAGGGCATGAAGGTCGAAACCCTTACGGTCAATAACGAGGATCTCGCATTCGCCGCCCTCGCGGGATGGACGAAAGAGGACATATTCGAAACTTACGGGGTCCCGGAGGGCATTCTCGGAACGGTCAAAGACGTCAATAAGGCGAATCAGTTCGGGGTTGAGCGGACGTTCAACCAGGTCTCGATCCGGCCCAGGTGCACGACGCTTGCCGAGGCGATCACGTTCGGGATTGTCCAAAAATATGATCCGGCCCTCCGGTTCGTGTTTGAAAATCCCGTTCCCCAGGACAAGGAATTCCGGCTCAAGGAAACGGAATCAAAGCTCAAGAGCGGTTATTCTACGATCAACGAAGAGCGCGAGCTCGACGGCCGGGAACCGGTCCCGTGGGGCAATGTGCCGATCTTACAGCTTAACATGGCACCTCTTGGCTCTCTCGATGAGTCTCAATCCTCCACCCCAAAGGCCGCGGCCGATGTTGTGGCGGCGTCGGCCGCGGTCCCTACCTCAAAGGACGAACGGCGCCGGAACTTCCAGGCCCTTCATGCCCGGCGGATCCTGGCCAGGGCAAAGCCGGTCGAGGATTGGTTGAGGCGGTTTTTCAGACGTCAGGAAAAAGAAGTTTTGGCGCGGTTTGATGATCAATTCAAAATCATCGACGGTGCGACCCGGGGCATGAGCCTTGAGAAAATGCATACCTGGATCGAGCAGCGGTCCGCCTATGACTCGATCAATATTGACATTGAGGTCGAGGACGTCGCATTACTTGAGGGGATCACGCCATACATTACCCTTGCGGTTGAGGCGACCGGACAGGAGGCCCTTGAATTTGTCGGCGCGATAGATATTCCGTTTGATGTTCAAAACGATCTTGTACGGCGGGAAATAGGCGTCCACCTAGCGAAGATCAAAGAGGCGGTCAACCCCGGAACATATGATGCGATCAAAGGGGCCCTGACGGCTGGATTTGATGCGGGCGAGTCCATGCAGGACATTGCGGCCCGGATTCGGGACGTTTTCACTGAGGCGAAACAGGTGAGATCACTGAGGATCGCCCGGACCGAGATAGGCGCGGCCTCATCCCTGGGGCAATTCGAAGGATACCGTCAATCCGGAGTGGTTGAGCGGAAAGAGTGGGTCGCGGGCATGGGAGCCCGTGAGACTCACGCGGCGGCGGCCGCCCGGTATGGACGGGGCGGAGATCCGGGACCTATCCCGCTTGATGAGGATTTTCAGGTCGGCGAGGGCCGGACGCTCTATCCGGGGGGAACCGGAATCGCGGCCGAGGACATAAATTGAAGATGCGCGGCTTTGCCGGTAGTTATCGGCGAGGAATGAACAGACAGGAGGAATAAATCATGAGGGTCAAAAAATCAAATCATATTATCACCATGCTCGGGGTCTTGTTCATTCTGGCCGCCGTTTTTTCTGTTTCGGCTCATGCAGGGGCGGCAAAAACTTGGTCCCTGCATATCGGCGATACGTCCTCCGGACCGACTTCGTATCTGACGGGGAACACGACCGTCACAACCCAGGACACGGTTGAATTTTCCGGATGTTCTGTTTTCTACATGGTGGGCGGCGCGGGCGGAATATCAACTTTTGAGATCGACACGTCGCAAAATGCCTATGCGTTCGGCCTGACCTCAGTCACGGAAAGCCAGGTACAGCAAGCGGCTGGCGGGGACTGGTCCGGGACGACGGTTACCATTGGCGTCTATACCGCGAATGAGGACACCGAGGCGGCCTGGGCGAGTGCCGAGGCCCACGTTATTTATTACGGCAAGCCGGTTGATTCCGGATCAACTCCCTGGATGTATCCTCTACGGGCCCCGCCGGCTAAATATCTCAGGGCCGGTCTGATCATGTCCGGGGTGACTCCTCTTGACGGCGTTGCCGCGACCTTGATCCGCCTCCCAGGGTCCGCGAATTGGATCAACCCTCGAACCGACACAGTCGGGGCAATGGTTGAATTTGAGACGGTTTCAAGCGGGTCCGGGGTGTCGTCCTATCGGACATTGTACGGAGACCCACCGGCCGGGTGTAAGAGCGCTCTTGTTTGCGCTGAGGGGGCTATCCGGTACACACTGGATGATATCACAAACCCGACGACCTCGACCGGAAATTACATGGACGAAACCAGAGGAATGATTATTGACCGGGAATTACTGCCGAAACTGAGAACAAAAGCGGAAAGCGGCGCGGTCGGGGTCCAGATTCATTATCTCAATAGGTAAAAAACCATGCTGAAACGAATTCTATTTACAGCCCTTTTCCTCCTGCTCTTCGCGGGGCAGGCGTCGGCTGGTGTCACGGATTTTTCGACATGCTGTCTTGTGGTTGATTACACATCAACCAACGGGTTTCTTTACGATCGCTCCGGGCGGGATCTTTCCGAATTTTCCAGCGGGACCACGAATGGACATAGGGGTTACGTAGAGGATTCG